CTAAATAGTGGGGGACACAAACCACACGCGCAACCCATGACAAACGACGACAACCGAGCGGTGCCCTTCCGCTTGGGCGTCAGTATCTCTTGACCTTGACCTATGCTCTTCACATGAGCGGCAACCCGATCTACGGAACCAAACAATGGAAACAACTACGGGCCCAAGTCATCCAAGACGAACCCGTCTGCCACTGGTGCAGGCGAGCCCCATCCACACAAGCCGACCACGCAATCGAGTTAGACCAAGGCGTTGACCCATACGACAGAACCAACATCGTCGGATCATGCGCCAGTTGCAACGCAAGACGCGGAGCCATATACGTCAACAAGAAAACCGCGACTCGAATCCAACAACGCAACCAAACCCAAACCCCCAAACATTCCGAAAAAAGAAAAACGGAAACACCGTTTTCTTTTTCAGACAAACAGTCCACCCCGAGCCCCTCCTTTAAAATACCCTCAACTAGCCTGAACCAGCCAGAACCAGCCCGAACCAGCGGTGGTTCAGTCATATCTGGCCGTATCGAGCCACGGTTGGTCACGCCTGTTCCACCCGGTAAGAGTTTTGGTCCTGCCCTGACTGCTTGGGCTAAGCGCGTGCTCAATATTGAGCTCATGGAGTGGCAGAAGCGCATTTGCAACGACGCCTTGACTGTGGATGCCGACGGCGATTTCGTATTCCGTGAGGCGTGTATTTCAACGGCACGTCAGAACGGTAAGAGTCTGGTGATGCGTGCGGTTGCTGGGTTTATGGCGACTGAGTATGCGGCCGCTCGGCGTGAGCCTCAGACGATTGTCATTGTTGCTAACCAAAAGCGTCGAAGCATGGCTTTGTTTCGGGATGTCGTCCGCGACCTAGAAAACTTTGATTGCAAGGTTCGTTGGCAGAACGGCGACGAACGGATCAACTTCCCTGACGGCTCATCCATTTCAGTGGTCGCGGCGTCCGCTCATGCTCACGGATTAACAGCGTCAGTTTTGCTGGTAGATGAGGTTTGGGACATTGGACCCGATGTTGTGTTTACGGCTTTGAGGCCGTCGCAGATTGCGGTCAAGAATCCGATGATGATGATGTTCTCAACTGCTGGCGATCAGGGCTCAACAGTCCTTTTGCAACTAAGAGAACAGGGCATTGCGGCCATTGATTCGGGCCAGCCGACTGCGCTTTATTTCGCTGAATGGTCATTGCCACCCGGCATCAGTTTGGAAGATCGGTCATATTGGGGCTGGAGTAATCCCGCGCTCGGGACGACCATCACTGCCAAGGCTTTAGAACTTGCGTTTGACTCTCCGAACCGTCAAGCGTTCATTCGTGGCCACTTAAATTTGTGGGTGGATTCCACCAATTCCTATTTGCCAATCAACCTATGGAACGACCGCAAATCCGACAAACCAACACCACCAACACAGTGGCTCACCATTGACTCAAGCGTAGACGACTCGCGATATGTCGGAGTATCAACGGCTTTTGATGACGGGCGCGTTGTCGTGTCGGTCGCGTTCGTCGTGGAATCAGCCGCGCAAATGTGGGAGGAAGTTGTGCGGATCATGCACGACCAAACCGTCAAACTTGCGGTCACCCCATCGCTAGAAATTCACTGTCCCCCAGATTTGCGACGTCGAATGCAAATCGTCGGATATGCCGAATTGCTCAAATGGACTGCGGCCTGTCGCTTAATGATTATTGAGGATCGCGTCCATCACACTGGCGACATTGCACTTGCCGAACATTTCGCCCGATCGGTCGCCGTCAAAACGGGCGGGTCCATAGTTCTCAGTTCGCAAAAGTCACCCGGACCGATCGAGTTGGCGCGTTGTGCAGTGTGGGGAATCATGCTTGCGTCCAAACCAGTGCGGTCTAATAAAGCCGCTTTCGCTTTTGGCTGAGGGTACTTAACACAGACAAATATCTGTGGGAGAATCGCAGGGATGGCTCTTTTCGGTAGCAAGAAAGTTAATGCGACCCCCGCGTTTGCGTCTGCTCCCGTTCAGGCAGCGGCAGGTTCTGCCGCGCAGATCGGCGATTTTTACGCGTACTCTGTCGGGGAGTTGCAACGACTCGCTTTGTCTGTGCCGACCATTTCGCGTTCAATTCAGATGATCGCGTCAATGGTCGGCTGCTTGGAACTTAAGCATTACACGACCCAGTGGACAGGGTCCGAGTACGAGGAAATTTACATTCCCAATGAACAGTGGATGGATCAGCCCGATCCTCGCGTGACTCGAAACTTCATTTTCTCGCAACTGGTAACCGACCTCATTTTGTGGGGGCAGGGCTTTTGGTATGTCACCTCACGGTCGTCCGCCACTGGCCGTCCGCTTTCGTTTGAATGGCTCCCTGCCGCCATGGTCAGCCTTGGCGACCAACAGACCGCACAGCGTTTCGGCCCATCCAACGACATCATGTTTAACGGCATCCAACTCAACACTGACGACGTGATCCAGTTCTTGGCACCATCGCAAGGTTTGCTGTATACGGGCAACCGCGCAATCGCGACAGCGATTAAACTTCAGCAGGCATCAGATCGTTTCGCAGTGAATGAGATCGCCGCCGGGTGGCTTCAGCAAACCGACGCATCCGAACCAATGTCAGCCGAGGACCTTTCAGAACTTGCCGCCGCTTGGCGCAACGCTCGACAAGTTGGTGCCATTGGCGCACTTAACAGCGTCGTGACATTCAAAGAGTTTTCCAGTGACCCGAACAAACTGCAACTGATTGAGTCGCGTCAATTCCAAGCACTTGAACTGTCTCGGGCCACTGGAATCCCCGCATACCTTTTGGGCATTGGCGTACAGGGCTACACCTATCAAAACGCACAGTCCGCCCGACAGGACCTTTACTTGTTTGGCGCAAAACAATATTTGGATTGCATTGAACAGACATTGTCAATGAACAACATCCTGCCCCGTGGCCGTTATGTCGAATTTGACATTGACGATTATTTAGCAGAAAACGATTTAGCAAGCGTTGCTTACGAACCGTCAGCAGAAGAACGCAGATCAGAGGAAATGGCATGATTCGACTTACAGCCGATTTACCCACATTGGACTTTGCAAAATCAGACAGCGACGCACCCGCGTCTATCTCTGGTATCGCAGTCCCGTGGGCCCCAGTCACCGCAACCGTTTTAGGCGGTCAGCGTGTGGCGTTTGAGCGAGGTGCTTTTGATGTCAATCAGAAAGCCGCCAAACTCATTGAGGGACACGATTTAACGCAGTTGCGTGGAACCGTTAACGCTCTTGCCGATATGGATGAGGGACTTGGCTTCACGGCAACGTTCGCAAAGACAAGGGCCAGTTCGGATGCCGTAGAACTTATCCGCTCGGGTGCCTATGATGCCGTCAGTGTTGGCGCAGAAGTTCAGGAGTCTTATTACGACAAAGAACTAAAAGCCACCGTTGTCACTCGCGCTTCACTTGTCGAATTGTCTTTGGTCGCCGTTCCAGCGTTTTCGGGCGCAGAAATACGCGACCTCGTGGCTCAGGCCGACGAACCCGAAGAAGAAATCCCAACAGAAACAACCCCAACAACACCATCCGAGGAGGATGAAACCATGTCAGAACCAACAAGCGTTGAAGCCGCAATCGCGACTCAACCGATTTATGCAACCGCCAAGCGCGAATTCAAATTGCCGTCCGTAAGCGAATACATCTCAGCATTCGTACGCGGTGGCAGTGATTTTGCACAACTTAACGAAAACATCCGTGCCGCCGCTCCAAACGTGACCACGCCTGATTTGCCCGGTGTGATTCCGACCCCCATCATTCAAAATGTGGTGAACACGTTTGTTGGCTCGCGTCCTCTCGTGGATGCAACCACATTGCGCCCCATGCCGCAGGGAGGCTCCGTTTTCATTCGTCCCGTAGTGAGCGTCCATAACTCAGTGGGCACTGCCACACAGAACACGACCATTACCGCGTCACAATTCGAAATCAATGACGTGCAGATCACCAAGACAATTCAGGGTGGCTATGTTGAAATCAGCGAAGCCGCAATTGACTGGTCACAGCCTGAAGCACTCGGACCGTTGCTTGACGACATGATGCGCGTCTACATGGACCGCACCGACCTGCTTGCTTGTTCGGAATTGCAGACTGGCGTCACCAACAGCAACAACTTTGCAAACGCTTCACTTGCTGACCCGGCTTACTGGGTTGAGTGGATGTACACCGCCGCCGCAGACATCTTGACTGGCTCGAATGGCAACTTGCCTTCCGTGCTGGCTGTGTCTCCAAATGTCTGGAAATTGATGGGCTCTCTTTCGGATACAGCGGACAGACCGTTATTTCCACAGGTGGGCCCAATGAACGCATACGGTTCACTTAATGTTGCTTCAACACAGGGTGCGTTTGCTTTCGGTTTGCGCGTCGTGGTTGACCGCAACTTGACCTCGGCTGGCATGACCATCCTTGATCCGCGTGCCCTTGAATCGTTTGAATTGAATAAGGGCCTGATTTCCGTGGAACAGCCCTCACAACTCAGCAGGCAGATCGCAGTGCGCGGGTACTGGGCAAGTAAAGTTGTTTCCCCAGAACTTGCCATTAAGGCCGATTTCGTCTGATAGACGAAAACTAAGAGAGGAACTGGATCATGGCCGTATTCACCGTCACGCATGCACAGCGTGTAGACGACTACGCCGTGATCCAGACTCTCGAGGCAACCGACATCACGATCGGTCAAACGATCATCGTTGCAGGAGTAGGAAACAATTTTGATGCGACTTATATCGTTCAGGCGATTCCTACTTTTCTCTTTGTTGGTATCGGCGTTCAAGGCGATTTCTTATTTGATTATGAAGTCACCATCACGAATCAACTACTTGTCAAATCAAACTTCGATAACTATCCGAGATCTGCAGCGACTGGAACCGTAACTTGGACCCAGACTTGCAGTTGGACCACGGTCGCAGCAGTGCAAGAGTTTCTCGGGATCTCGTCGGCCACGGCAAATGACACCGCGTTCCTCAC